AGTTGACATGGCTGAGCCTTCCCAAACTAATCGTGAGGACATCATAAAGATTAATGGGGAGCTGCGATTAATCCATCAGAAATTGGATAATCATATTACACATATGAGTGCCAAGATAGATACCATATTTAAAATTGTTTGGACTGTAAGCTTTATGGTTTTAGGATTAATTCTTAAAGCTGTATATACTGGTCTTATGTAAGAACTTTTGTTATAATATTTTATGGTTTGGCGTTATAAAATATATAATGGAGATAGGCTTGTAGAAGAAAACACAACTTCGAACAAACCTTCTATTGAAATAGATTCTCATCCTAATTGGGTAATTAAAAAAGATGACAATGGCATTGTCACCAGCATAGTTTATCAACCACCAACCATTCATATTACCTACGAAGAAATACAACAAACAGGAAAGGAAGACTTGGTATGATAGACAAGGATGCGATTGACATAATGGCTCGGACTATTTACGGAGAGGCAAGAGGGGAATCAGAGGAAGGACAGATGGCAGTAGCTAATGTCATTAAGAACAGGGTAAAGAAAAAATCGTGGTATGGCAGAACAACAAAAGATGTTTGCCTCAAGGCGTGGCAATTTAGTTGCTGGAATCACAAGGACCCAAACTTTAAAGTTATCTCATCACTCGACAAACGGAATAAAACATTTACCAAGCTGTTGATGTTGGCTGAGCAAATTTTAAATAATGATGTGAAAGATAATACTAAGAAGTCTACGCACTATCATACCTCTGCTATCAAACCCAAATGGTCAAGAGGTTTGACACCTGTTGTAACTATTGGTAATCATTTATTCTACAATAATGTGAGATAGTATGGTGTTAGGTTTATTAAGTGGATTAATTGGTGGTGGTAAGATTAGCAAGTCTATTTTATCTACTGGATTAAAAGTAGTAGATGAACTTTATGAATCTGATGAGGAGAAAGCACAAGCTCAGCGTACATTAGCTGAGATAGACGCTAAATTAAGAGAAAAACAGATAGCTGTAAATATACAAGAGGCAAAACATTCTAGTATATTTGTAAGTGGTTGGCGACCATTTATCGGTTGGTGTTGTGGCATAGCTATTGCGTGGCATTGGATAGGTATTAGCATCCTACAATGGATAGCTACAATAACTGGAAATCAAATTATTTTTCCTACTTTTGATTTATCTCAAATGTATCCCATAATTCTTGGGATGCTCGGCTTGGGATTTGCTCGTAGCTATGAGAAAAAACAAAAAGTAGATGACAGGCATTAATAAAAAAGTAGCTCTTGTTATAGGTGATACTCATGATGCTCCTTTACTATCTAAAGAAAGGTTTTATTGGATTGGTAAGCATACTGCCGTTCTTAAACCTGATGTTCTTATTCATATAGGAGATATTTCTTCCTTCGATTCTCTTTGTCATTTTATTCCTGATGATACATATACAGCTAAGGTTACTAAACCTTTGTATGAAGAAGATATGCTTAGCTTACAAGAAGCATTGTCTGAACTTGATAAGGGGTTGGGTAATTACAATGTTAAGAAAGTTTTATTAGAAGGCAATCACGAATTTAGATTACACAAATACGCAGACAAGAATCCACCAATCTTTGGTATGCTACAGAAAAAATTTTATGAAGTTATGGAATCATTCAACTGGGAGCATATAGAGATGAACAAGATGTATAACTTTGGTGGCGTTAATTTTACTCATGTACCAATAAACGCTATGGGAAAAGCATATGGTGGTGTCAATGCTGAAAGAAAGATAGCTACTGAAACAGCTAATGATTTAGTCTTCGGACATTCACATAGGTTTCAAGATGTAAGAGTACCAGTCTTAGGTTCTCCCTTAGCTTACAGGAGAGTGGTTAATGTTGGTTCTTCTATGCCACACGGACATATAGAGGAGTATGCCAAGCATAATCTATCAGGATGGACTTGGCAAATAACAGAAATTCGTATATGGGATAACCATATTCAAGAGGTTAATTCTATCTCTATGCAGACACTTGAAGAACTTTATAAAAGGAGAAAGAAATGAAATTTATTTGGAAGTTTATTTTATGTAAGAATAAAAACAAATGGATATGGTATCACATTATTCAAACAACTAAAAGTGCTGGTGATATTCATAACTTTAAAAGAAAAAGATAATGTATTACCCCATTAAGCCTAGAGGCAATCGTAAAATAATTAACAGTTATATCCATCATCCATCTTTTAGGGATGGAGACATAGATAACATCATTACAATGCTTGATGAAAAGAAATGGATAGATGCTGGTATTGTTACTGGTGAATCAGGACCATACAAATCTGACATTCGCACTAATAGTGAACAAATTATTCCTCCTGATAAAACTGGTTTCCCTTACACTCAACTGGCTAACATCATAGCTGAGCTTAATAGGGATTGGTGGAACTTTGATGTTACTGGTTTTAATTTTACAACTGACCATCCAGCCATCTTTCAATATAAGAAAAAACAAAAATTTGATTGGCACTTTGATGTAACAAACACAGAACCAACTCGTAAGTTAGGATTTAGCTTACAGTTATCTGATTCAAATGACTATGAAGGTGGTCAACTAGAATTTTTTGGTTATGATAATGACGAAGGCACAAGAAAACGTGGTACTTTAATTTTATTTCCCAGCTATACTTGGCATAGAGTTACTCCAGTTACTAAAGGAAGACGATTAGCTATGGTTGGTTGGGTTCACGGTCCAAGCTTTCAATAAGCATATCAAGTATATGCCTTGCTTTATTTAAGTCTTCTTTTCTATTGCCCTTGTGTCGTAGGAGATACTGTATAATATCTCCTTCAGCTTTAGGTATTCTATTGGCTATGAAAAATTCCATTGGCTGTATTTTCCACTCTAAATAGTGTTTGCCACCTACTTGTCTGTTAAAGCTACTCATAAAACCTCCATATAAGCTCATAGAGAGACTTGTAGCAAGTCGGCTGTATGATTCTACCCCTCTAAATTAAAGTAGGGGAGCAGTAGGTACGGAGAAGTTGAAACCTACTATATGCTCCCCCTTTACTTGCTCAAGGAAACAAGTAACCATTACTTATTTCCTGAAACTTGATTTGTCAAAACTTCTTATTATAACATCTGATACAAAAATATTTTGCAGTATCTTTATAGTATCCATAGCTGGAAGGTAAGTAGCTAATCATTAGGTCTTGGTGATAAGTTTTGTCACACGAAGCACAAGAATAAAACCATTTCTTATCCTTCCTTTTGACTGGCTTTACTAGCTTTATTACTTTCGCTGTCATTTGTATTCCCCTGAGTTTTTTCTACATAATTATTCATAGTGTATAAAGGTATCGTTCTATATTTTTTTCTTAGTTCTATTATTTCTTCACATTTATTTAGGAACATCTTATGTAGCTCATTTATTTCTCTGTCTTTTTCAAGCAATTTATTTTGTAGTTGTTTAATTTCTCTTTCATATTCATTTTTCTGTAGTTTATTCATATCTATTCCTCCATATTTTAGATACTCTTTAGAAAGGTATATCAGCTTTATCTATTTCAGTTTGTTCTTTACTCTGTTGTTTGGGTGGTGCTGCCTTTTGTTGTGAGGCATCACCACCTTCTCCAGCTCCTAACCCAATTCTTTTAATTACTCCTCTGAATCGTGGAACATTAATTTCTGTTATCCATTTCGTGCCATCTTCTGTTTCAAATGACCTCGTAGATATTTCTCCCTTGATATAAAGCAGTTCTCCCTTCTTACCTACCCTCTCTAGCATTTCTGCAAGTCTTGGGTCAAAGACCACTATCTTATGCCACTCGGTTTTTTCTTTCCACTCCTCACCTTGCTTGTACTTTTGGTTCGTAGCTAATGACATCCGTGCATACTTATCACCCTTGCTGGTATCTCTTATCTCAGCATCAGCTCCAAGTCTGCCTACTAATGTTACTTCATTTATCATTCTTTACCTCCTTTAGTTTTTTGTTTTTTATGTAAAGGTTCTCCTCTTTTACGAAGGGCGATTCTAAAATATCCTCTTGCAATAAAACCAAGAACAAAAGCTAATGTTATTGCAAGAATGTTCCAAAAATAAAACATCATTTAATCTCCTTAACTTCTTTATGACCTTTAATATTAAACTCCTTATATAACTCATCTACATATTTAGAGCTATCAAATTTACCCATAAAGACATCAGCACATAATCCTAGATGGCTGAAAGCTTTTGTCATAGCATCTGTCATAGCTTTCTTTGGTGCTTCATCATCTAGTTTTGCATTGGTTTTAAATAAGTTTTGAACAGATGATATTGGACCAAAAGAATTGGTTAATGCTTTGGTGTCATCATCCCTCCAGTAGATAGTAACTTCTGCGAATACTAATTTATCTGTGTAGACAAATTTGTTTTCGTGTTTCCATCCCCATCCAATAGGTCCGAATGTTTCTGTCATTCTCATTATCTGCCATTGAGGGTCAATGGTTGTTAGCTTACCCCATCCCTTGTTCATTGACTTGGTACTTCTTGGGTCGGTAGTTTTTAGTTTATCCCAAAATTTTCTATTGAACCAGTAGTTAGGGTCTACTGTCTTAACCTCTGAGTTTATAGTTGGCATATCTTTTTCCTCCGTTTTGTATTATGTTTGTTTGTATATCATATCCTTCTTTTTTCAAATCGAATATGATAGCTGCCAATCTGAAAGCTCCAAACTTATTCAAAGCTTCTATTGGTGTTATATCATTTTCATTTCTTAGATGATTTAACACCAAATTCTTTTGAGTATCGAATCTACTTTTATTTTGAAAATTTCTCATCTTCTTCTCCTATGTTAACTGTTAATCTTCCTGTCTTGGAACGCTTAACTGAAACTCCGTGTCCAATAGCTTCTCTCCAATCAGGTTGCATAAGGGATTTGATTTCTTTTTTTGCGTCATCAAATTCTTTTGCTGAAAATTGTTGTGTTTTTAAGACACCAGCTAATACTGCCCATCCGTTGCTCTGAGCCATATCTTTCACTATCATCTTATCTAACACAAGCTCCTTAGTTGATGGTGTATCTATTGATTCACCATCATATGGTGGCTTATCTTGTACGACAAAGCTCCAAAACTGTTCTTCCTTTTCTACCAGTTCCTTCATAAACTTTTCATTTTTCTCTATACGATAAGCTCCCCATCTGTTACCGAAGATAATAGATAGCCAAGAATAATCACATTCAAACACATACATATAGTGGTGTATCTGAGGCAAGTAATTCTCTATTGCTTTTTCTTGAGTAACAAATCCGTTTAAATGTTTAGCTTCAAAGATACCAAATCCTTGAGCTTTATCGTGGACCAAGCCATCAACATTGGCATACATAAATGGTTTAAGATTGCTTGTCTTTATACCAGTATGAGTTACCTCCATTTCCATTTCTTGTTCAAACCATTTAAGATTAAATGATTCTGTCCATACTCCTAGTTGTACTGGAAATTCTCTTGACAAGTCAGGTGATTCTTTCTTGCCAGTCTTCTCCAACCATAAATCATACCAGTCGCCTGATACTATCTTCCTTGCATCAGAACCACCAATGCCTTTCATTCTTTCTTCTTTAGTGTAAGCTAACTCACTCATCATTCTCCTCCTTTTTTAGTTTATCCCTTC